AGTGTTTTCTGGAGGTCGTGAGCCAATCCCTGCATATATCTATCTTGAGCTCGATAACTCTTTCTCATTTGGGCTTGCTGGAATTTGCTCAAATAGAAACCTCCACCTTTCCACTTATTAATGTCCAGATACATTGAAGTATCAGAAACATCAGTAGCGGAAACTTCACCACTTGTGGTTTTAATATCACCAATGGTGAATCGCTGGGCTAAACCTGGAACATATAATCTTTCTCCTTCGGCCACCACTTCAGCCGATGCATCAGTAAAGAATCTGCCAAAAAGCAATTTCTCTTTGAAGTATTCCATTACTCTGGGACTCCAAATCTGAGGATTGAAAACTACGAATGTCTGTGCTTTTGCCACTTAATTAGACTCCTTCACCTCCTTCCCTGCTTTTTAAATCTTCCTCCCAAAGCCTTCGGTGTTCCTCTTCGGACATTTTGCCGATTTCTTCGGAAGTTAATTCTTTTGATTCTAAAGAAGGAGAAGAAGGTGCGGGAATTTTCTTTTCTTTTGCGACCTTTTCTCTTCGATACTGGATATAATCTTCTTCAAGTAAAGCAGCCTCATCTAAAGAAATGTCGAATTCCTTAGCAGCAGTGGAAATATGATTGAATTCCTCTTCAGAATAATCTTTATGTTCTATAAGGAAATCAACTTTTCCTTTCCACTCGTCTTGGGAGATTTCTTTTTTAGGTTTTGTTTTTTCCTCTAATTCAGAAATTCTCCCCTCAAGTTCTTCGATAGTTTCTTTAGCCTCTTTGTATTTACCATACATAGCGTCGGCTTTAGCCTTCCAGTCAGGCTCTTTGCCTTCGCTTTCGGCTACTTCTTCTTTCGTTTCTTCGGAAGTTTCTTCTTCCTTTGGAGTTTCTTCGGAGGTCTCCTCCTCCTCTATTTTTTCTTCCATAATTTTTCCGAGTTAATGGTTAATCTCGATTTCGGCTGTTTTCGGGGTCGCCGACTCCCCCGACCTTTTATACTCCTGTATCGGATTTTGATTCTTTTCCTTTGGCTAAAATTCTAATTGTTTTTAACCAAGTTTCTAATTCATTGATAAAATTCAAATAACCTAAATACTTAATTTTAAATTCATCGGCTGTTAAATTTGGGTCTAAATTAGCCGAATTTTCTTTTAATTCTTGAATTCTCCTTTCAAATAAATCTTCTAAAAATCTTTTATTCCGCTTTAAAAAATTCCTGTCCTCCTTTGAAAGTTTCATAAACGAGTTGGGACTGTTGCTTCTGTCGGGGTAGTTACGGGAGGAATTCGAGCGACCGAACCTCCTCTTTCAGCCCTAACAGGAGCTATTTCCATTCCTCTAATTGTTTCAGCTAATTCTGGTGCTTCAGTTTCAAATCTAATAGGAGAAATTCCAGCCAAATCCAATAATTCCATAAATACTTTCTTAGTCTGTGGGTCTTGAAGAATTGTTGGGTTTTGAGAAATCATTACCAAAACCGTTTGGAGGGTAGAAATTCTGGAAGCCAAATCAATTTGTTCACCAGTAATTTCAATATTGATTTTATATCTTAAATTATCATAAAATCCTTGAGGAATATCAATATCTTTTTGTTTTTTAAGTTGCTCTTTTACAATTCCTTTTAAGAGTTCGTATTCTCTTCCAGTCGGATATTTATTAGTTCTTTTAATTAATTCCATAGCCGCTTCTTCAGTTTTGGCAATTAAGAAAAGATTCCTAATTGCGGTTAATCTATCTTCGCTGAATCCCCCCAAAAGCAGTTTATGGGCTTTTTTCTTATCTTTTTTAAATTGGGGTAAAATCCAGTCATACAAAACATCTTTTAAAAACAATCCCAAATCTTCTTGTTTCCTCATAAAGAATCCACCTGCCGCTCTACTTTGTAAAATTGATTGTCCTAAAGTTAATCCTGATGGCGGTCTTTCGCCTCTGGTAATATCCCAACTAAAAGTTCTTTTGCGTTCCAATTCGTCATATCGCATTTCTTCTTCTCTATAAAAACTAAGATTTCTTTCCTCTACTGGAATAGGACTAATTTCAGACAGAACAGTTAGAATTCTTCCATCTTTTACTTCGGTCATTAAGTTTTTATCAATTGTATCGTCTCGGCTTTGATAAATGTGCTTTGATGTCCAATGAGCTCCTTTGGCTTTATACTCGGCGATTTTGTTTTGATAAATCTGGCAATGAAATAGTTTTTCTACTTGTCCTTTACCTAAACATCTACCAGGAACTTTCTCAAAGGGAAGTTCTTTATAGGGTAATTCTTTTAAAGTATCGGCGTGAAGTAAAACTCCTTCTCCTAAATCTTTAAACCATTTATGGGGCTTCACCGCTATAATAAAATAATTCTCATTAAATCCTTCTACTTTTCCATATAATTCATAAATAAAGATATGTCCATCTACTTCACATTTTCTAATTGCTTTTTCGATATTGTCCCATTCTCTTTCTTTTAATTCATAGGGAGAATAATCGTGTTTCTCAATAATATATTGAGCATTAGTTAAACTTTCGGCTCCTGGCTCTACGCTTAAATTTTGTAAGGGCATTAGATAGATTTTATCATTTGCCTTTTTTAAGATTAAATGCCCATATTTTGGCCAATTAAAAACAAGGGAATTTAAAAATAAACCGAAATTTAGCCATCTTCCATCCGCATAGCAGTTTTTATTTTCCTTCATCCAGAGTCCTGCGTCTTGTTCTAATAACCAAATAAGATAATGGTTTCCTCCTTCTTCGGCCAGAAAATTAATATCTTTAACATCTAAATCAATAAAATTGGCGGCTACCTGAAGGGGAGTATCAACAACATTATAAAAGGGTTTCAAAAATCCTAACTCATCATAATTATGGTCTCTAAATCTATCTGCTGAATATAAATCAATCAATTCAATGATTTGAGGTTGGGTTTTAGCAAAAACAGGATTACAATCTAAGGCAGTTTTTTCGTAATCTTGGAGATAATTTTGAATTGTTCCTACAATTTCATCTGTTTTCATTTTTCTTCAAATTCCTTTAAGCTCCCTTATATTTTTTACGAGCGGTTTTCCAATATGCTGACCCAGCTACTTTTTCACATCTTGCCCGACTAAATGTTGGATTATCCGCCATACATTTTTTAACTATCTTTTCGAAAGTGGCGGGTTTCATTATTGCTCCTCTTTTCTGTCTTCTCCTCCATTCAAGAAGTCTTTCGGGGATTCCTGGATTACCACAAAAATCCTCTAATTGCTTTCGGCTCATTGATTTATACATAGATAAAGACGACCCTTGCAATCTTGAAACGGGAACTTTTCCATCTTTGGCTGCTAATGCTAAACAGGCAGCTATTTTTTGTGCCTTTGAAGTTGCAGGCATTAAACTTTTTTTTGTAAGCCTTTTTTTGTCCAGCCTTTTTTGGCACGAAGAGCAAACATAGCCATTCCTCTCAATGATTTATTTCCTGTCTTTTTGGCTGTGGCCAATGCTTTTCTAATACAAGCAATACTGGGGCTACCAAAACCTGCCCTTTTGCACCAGGCTGTGAACCTACCTTTTTCAATTGGAACTTTAGGTTTCCAAGCCATTTTAGTTTTAGATACAAAGTCTTCGCTTTTCAGCAAGGGGCAATTGTATCTATATTGGACTTTCGATAAAATCTCGACCTTTTAACCTTCTTCTGATGGCTGTTTGATGCTCAATTTCAGAATCGGGTTTTTTAATTTTTAATTTATAAAATGCTAATAAAGTTGAAATTACATCATCGTCGTGAAATCCTCTTTCAGCTCCTGCTCCTTTATGGCGAGCTTCGTCTGACCAGACAAATGTTTTAAATTCCTCAATTGTATCTTTATCAAAAATTTTAATATCGTTTATCTTGCCTTTGAAATCGCTGATTAATATCGGTTTTGAATCGTGGGTGGTTTTCCAACCTAATTTTTGGGTTTCTCTATTATCTCGATGGTCAAAAATTGTCCGATAATAAATCTTCAATCCTCGGATATTTTCAACTAAAGCGAATCCAGGACCATTGATTTCAGGAATAATTAAAGGATGGAAATACTTTTCATAAAGAAATCTGGTTTTATCTCCTAAACCTGGAATTGTTATGAAACCATTATATTTTGCTACTTTCTTCCCTTCTTCTGAAATTACTGAAATTGAAGATGGATCTTGGATTCCTTCCGAAGAATCTATTCCCATCTGGTATCTCGTTCCCGATTTTGGCTGTTCCCAGATTTGACAGCCATTTTCTATTGAAATTGGCTCTTTACTTAATAATTCCCATCTTCCAATATGAGATTTATCAAAAACCGTTTCAGGAACTAAAATATCCTTTGTCCATTCGCCTAAAACATATCTTTTAATCCAATCTTCAGAATGCCCCTCTATTTGCCTTTGGATATATTCTTCTGGCAGATTTTCCTTATTTTCATACATTGAGCCTTGAACCAAACAAACATCTTTGGTTCTTTCGGGATTCTTCCTCGCCTCCTCGATAAAATAGATATAAGCCCAGAAATTAGCAGGATTGCAAGTCATATTTCCTTGCCTAAAAGGGACATTTGTTCTTCTTAAACGGGTATTTAATATATCAAAGACCTCAAAATCAATTTCTTCTAACTGGTCTATAAAATATCCACCCAAATTTAATGATTTTAATTTTTGCTGGGCTTTTTTTATTTCAGCCTGAGAACCAGATTGTAAAACATCCAAACCATATAAAATGATTTCGCTCCCATTAAAGAACTGAATCAGCCCTTGCTTTATTTTGTATTTATAATAAGAACTGGGTAATAATTCAAATAAAGGAGGTAAAAGAGTTCTTTCAACATCAGATAGATATTGTCTTCCTAACAAAACCCGATTATTCGGAAAACATAAGCAAAAAAGAACCATTTTAATCAACAAAGCCAATGTTTTCCCACATCCCAAACCGCCATAATAAACACAATGATATATCTGAGAATCAAGGAACTTTTTTTGAGGCGGCAGAAATTCATAAGCCTTTCCTTTAAAGCCAATTCCTTCTAATTCACCTTTCATCCAATGTTCACCTATTTTCTGCCATTTTTTTGTTAGTTCCTCTTTTTGCATAACATTCAGGACATAAATAATATTCTACTCTTAAACTTCCTATTTTATTAGTCAATTTCTTTAAGTTTTTCATTACCCCGCATCTAAAACATTGTTCAGATATTGGTTTTGTTTTTTTGAATACAGGGTGATTTCCTTCTCTACCCTTGTAATAATCTTTTAAATATTGACTTCTATGAATTTGTTCTTTCCACAACTCCATCTTATTTTGGTTAGTTATCCACAGGTTATCCACAGATACTTTGGGTTATTTTTTGGTTTGTGCGGAAGAATCAACATAATTATTTTGAAATTTTTCCAACTTGCCCCTCCCTCCCCCTTTGATTTGGCTTGAAATGTTGCAGTATAACTATACTATATCCTTATTTGTGCTTATTTTAGTGAGTATAATAGGTATTATGCCCGCTTTCCGCTTGATTTGATTTTGTTTTGTCTTTTTGGTTTGGGGTTTTGCGTGGGTGTGCGCAAGGTTTCCTAATACTTTTAATATCATTACTTCTT